ATATAATCTTCTCTAGTTACAGCACGTAATTGTGATTGATAAGCATATAATGCATTATTACGTATTTCTTCAATTTCATCACCATTTCGTCCACCGGTGGCTGCAGAAGGATTATTTACAACCATATTATTTAATATATAAGAAGTAGTTTCGTCTGTAGAAATTCCAGGAAATGTAATATTTGTTTTATCAATTATTGTTATATTATTAGAAGCTACATTTGATTGAATACCACCACCAACAATATATCTAAAGATAATATCACTACTTGGAGCTAAACCATATTCTTGAGTATAAAATAGATTTACTTTATTATAATTTTTTATTAAATTAGATATACCTGGTACTAATCCTAATTGAATATTATCAGGGTTTGGCAAAAGAGTTGTGTCAGATGAATTAGATATTCCTGCTCCAAATTCTATTTGTAATGTACCATCCGACAGGAATCTAGATACATAACGACGAGGTACTCTTTGGTAATTTACTAAATAAGGTACTCCGTCTGATGAGTAACTAGGATTAGTTTTTCTATTTAAAATAGATGATTGAGCTAAATAAGGTACTTCATACCACTTATTACCTTGAGTATCAGTTGCATCTAGTATTTGTAATATATTAGTATCTGTAATAGTTGTAGTTGCAAATTTTTGTGGACTAGAGAAAGATATAGTTGTGGATTTTATTTCAGCAGATATAGCTTTAACTTGTTTTTTAAGAAGAAAATAGTTATTATCACCTAATGATATTTCTGTACTGCCTGTTTCGTTAAAATCTAATGTTTCTGCTGTTATAAATTTAGTACCTGTACTGGTTGATGTTAATGATGTATTTTCGGGAATTACCATAGCATAATCATAATTAGGAACAGATTGACCTGAATTATTAATTGAAGGAATTAATTGATATACATCAACTACAACATTAGAGGCATATGATATTTTAGGATTATAACCAAACATATATGATAAAGCATATAAATTTGATTTTTCTTTAGCATATAATAAAAAAGTTTCTTGTACTTGAGTATCTAAATAAAATGAAGAAACATCACCCACATATGACGCTAAATCAATAAATAATGCTCCTGGGGTTGCATCAGAAAAATCATTATATGAGTTAGGAAAATATGTTTTAGCGTAATTTATAAGATTATTTTTAAAATCGCTAAAAGTTCTATTTAAATATGATACATTATTATTATCTGCCATTATTATATGAATTGTACTGTAATTTCATCAGAATTTCCTGATATTTTTAATTTATATTTTACTGTTATTGAAACTGAATTATAATCTTCATTTGGAGTATATTGTATTTCTGTTATTTTTATTTCAGGAATAAAATATTCAACATTAATATTTATTAATTCTTGTATATAAAAATAAGTATCTTCTACTTCCATTTCAAATAATGCTTTTGATAAATCAGCACCAAATTCAGGATTATATAATCTTTCACCCTTATTAGTGAGTAATAAGTTAATTAAATTAGATTTAATTTGATCTGCTGTACTATATGTACTATTAAATGGACCTGATGGGCCATTAAAAGGTAAAGATACCCCAATTGCAATATTTCCTTGCAAATCTAATGGATTAACTTGAGTTACTTGAGGTATTGGCATATTAATCTAATTGTCTTAATCCTGATCTGTCCATTGGTGACATATTAGCTGCTGCGTCAGCAATAAAATTCAAATATGGATTTACTTTTTCTCCTGTTGATTCATCTACCTTATCAATTACTTTTAAATCAGTACGTTGAGGTTGTTGAAAACCAAACTCAGCACCCATTTTAGCCATTAACGAACTACGTACATCTCCGGATAATGGAGCCACATCAGCACTAGTGAAATTAAATGTTTTATTTTCACGTAATGTTTGCTTATTTTGTTTAGCTAATGTCTCATTAATGATATCAGGTAATTCTTCATGAAGAGCCTCAATTACTGCTTCTCTAATAAGTTTTTTAAATAATTTTACATTCATACGAATAAATATTTAAGCTATTAATTTTTGTTGATCTATTACTAATTTTAATTGATCTATTAAATCATTTGGATCTAATGTAAATGAATATTCACTTTTTAATACTTCTACGTTATTAGTATCAATAGCCACAGCATAGTGACGTTTATTTCCAGCTACTACTACAGCATTAGGTCCTTTTTCTTCTCTAATTGCAAATTTAAATCCTTTATATTTACTATTAAGTACAGAACCAAAATCACTAGTACTTATTAAAGAAGATGTATTTCCTATACCACTAGATGCTGCTGATTCTAATTGTCCATTTATATTTAGTAATTGTGATTTATAATCTTCTAATATAGAAACTGCTTTACTTAAAATAGAAGATAATATAGGTATAAGAGCACTTAATGTTAAAAGTATTCGATTTGCCTTATCTAATATCTTAACTAATTTTATGATTAAATTAACTGGAATACCTATTCCAGGAGGAACAGATGTTGGTATAGGGATTGCTGATATTATAGATACTATAATACTGAATATATTAATATATGTTGATATTCGTTGAATATCACTATTTATTTTATTTATTTTATCCTCATTATTTTGTATTATTCTAATAGCATTATCTCTAGATAATTTAGCATTATTTAATTTAATTGAATCTCCTGATTCATTAGCTGCTGTAATTAGGGCATTAGTATCGTTTACTAATTTACCAACTCCTGTATTTTGAGCTATAATTTCTGATATTTTATTTGTTAAAAGAAGAGTTATAATAGGGGCTAATGATTTTGCTCCATTTTGTAATATAGCTTTTGATTTATCTTTTCTTGCTTTTCTTTTTTCTGCTTTAGTTCTAGCTTTACGTGCTGCTCTTTTTGCTTTTCTTTTTGCTTTTTCTTCTTTTTGTTTTTTAAAAGGATCTTTATAATAATCATCTAAATCTTTTTGATTTTTATCCTTTCTATCTTGAAGATTTTTCTTTGCCTCATTGTAATTTTTATTTTCATTATCAACTGCTTTTTGATATTCCTCATCATCTAATTTTGGAGGAATATCTACTGTTTGACCATTTTGTACCTGCTTTTTAGGAGTATGATCAAATTCTAATTTTTGAAGAGTAATTTGATGATTTATATCTAATTCTATTCCTTCTTTAATTAACTCAGCTTGTTGTTTTTTTAATTTAAATAAAGTTGACTCCGTTACTGCTTTAGTAACTTGTTGTTTAGCTAAATCTCTTGCTTGATCTCCAAATGCTTTAGGATCTTTTATTGATTTTAAAGTATCTAAAGTAGAAGGATTAAGTAATGAAGCTATATTAGAGGGTGAGTTTGCTTCTTGTTCTTGAGATTTTTTTGTTTTTGATACAACAGTTACTGTTGATAATTGAGTAGGATTTTCTTGTGTACCTATTGTACTTGTTGTATTATTGGATTGTGATGTTGCCATTATATTGTATAAACTTTTTCTGAAGTGATGGTATCTAATTTATCAATTAAATTTTCAATATCTGCTAATAATTGTTCACCTGCTGCATTACAATCTGTAATACATATTGCTCCTTCTGTTGTTGGAACTGTAGCTGATGATAAAAATCCAGCTAATGTAGTCATTGTATTTAGTATTTCTAATAAAAAATCATGTGTTTTTCCTCCTAATAGTACAGGTTCAGTTGGATAAGTTCCATCTGATTTGGTACCTAAAGCAATAGAAGGTGAATTTATATGAGTTATTCTACCAGCATTTATATTAATAATATTATCACTATTTAATTCAATATTTGTTTTTGCAAATAATAATACTTCGTCTTTTTTAGAATTAAGAGTAATTCTATCACTATTAAAAATTAATTGAGATGAAACATAATCACTAGGTTTAACTGTATTAACTCTAGGATTGACTATACTTGCTCCTGGTATTAATGGAAGTTTTTGAGAGGTTGTCATGTAAATAGAAGATTTCTCTTTATTTACTTCTTCAATATTAGGAGCTAATGAATTAGTATCTGTAGTTACATATCCATTAACTATTATAGTAATAGGATCACCATCATTACCAATATTACTCCATTCATTTTGATCAGAGTGAATTTTAACTGTACTACCAAATCGTATACCATTTCCTTTTCTACCTTGATATATTGTATCTCCTTCAAAACTAAGAAGATTTCTAATATCACTTCCTTCAACAAATGTTTTTCCTAAACTATCTCCTGCTGGGGCATTTTGTTGAATATTGTTCCATATATTAATAGTTCCTGTGTAATATTTTTGGGTACCAGTTATATTTGCTACTTGAGAAACAGGAGATGGAGCATCTATTAAATATACTAATTCTCCTATTAGAGGATATTTTTGAAGACTAGCATGTTGAGGTTTAGCTATTTTACATCTTTTTAAATCTACTACATCTAAATATTTAGAGTTTTCATAATCTAAATAAAATATAGTTCCTATACCTTTAAAACCTCCATTAGATTCAAATAATTCTTTATTAGGAGTATTTTCAGTAGTAATAACACCAAATACCTTTCCTATTTGGGGTTTTTGAGCAGGAATAGAAGTACGTTTTCCTTGAGCTGCTTTAAAACCACCTAAATTCTCTCTTATTCTCATTTATTTCCTATTTGGTATTGTATAGTTTCTGTTTGATCTAACAACTTTTGTCCCTCAACCTGTACAGCACGTTGTTCCTCTAATAATTGTTGTATTTCTGATGGGTCAAAGAATGCGTCTTGATTATTATTTGCACTAGCAGTTGATGCACGTTGTGCAATACCTGCCATTTTAATTAATTGTTCGTTATTTTTTACATTAACATCAATTAAATCTTTAACAGTAGGCATTAACATTACTGCAGAACCAGCGTTAGACGATGCAAGTGGTTTAAGAGCATCAATTAATTCATTAATTTGTTTGTCAGTATCCTTATTATTTCTATGGATTTGTTTAAATATATCGGATAGTGACGTATTACCAAATAAGGTAACGTCATCAAAATTAGCCATAGCTTGTGTTTATCAATAAATATAATATACTTAGATCTTTACATACCCATGCTTATAATATTCATTATATAACCTGGTACGTAATGTATCTAGTTTTTTAGTTACTTTAGTGATGTGAGGAGTTGATGTATCCGTTATCTCACGAATATAAATGTATAATGCTTTTTTATTAAATATTTCTAGTGTTTCACGTTTACGAAATAATTCAAGGATAGCATCTGCTGTTTTAGCATCCTGAGTTTTAGGAAATAACTGATGGAGATATTTATCTATATAGCGTACATACTGATTAATAAATGTGTTTGGGTCTTCTTGATCCTCAGCTTCCTTATTATTTTCAAATACAAATCCTCTATCTTCATCTAATTCTTCTATATCAGCACGCTCCTGTAATTTCTTATAATTATTATTATTATAAACAATAAGATAGCGTTTAGCTATTGTACCGAAATAACTAAATGCTTTACCTTTTTCCTGATTATATAAATGGAGTTTCTCGAGCAGAAATGTTACAACCTCATGTTTAAGTTCTTCAATTGTATCTGAGTCAGTATAATAAAACTTAAATGTATGAATAATATTCTCAGCTAATTTATAAAAGGCATATTCAATACGATCCCTATAAATTTTATCTCTAAAAGATTGATCATTAGAAGCTAAATATTCAATAATAGCTTCTTCAGTATCAGTTGTAAAATAGATGCGGGGTTCTTTAGGTTTGCGTTTACGAGGTTGTCCACGTTTATTTAACGCAATTGATTTTTCACTGTCTAAGAATATATCTAGATCGTCAGTTTCGTAGTAAGTTGACATATAATATTTGTTTGTCGTACAATGTATGAACAAAAAATATCGGAACCAAACTAGTTTTTACGGGTATTGAATTGATTTAGGACGTTTTGTATTTCCTTTAAATTTCTAAAGAAAGTACCAACCTCATCATCTGCTTCAAAAGCACCACGATTATCTAATTCTTGAATAGTATTAGCCGAATCCTCAATAAC